TTCCAGTGGAATTTCGCGCGGGTTTTGATGCGCGTAAAAATTCCCCGCACATGCGAATATTAATTCCCGATACCGGAAGTGTAATCAGCGGCGAGGCGGGCAATAATATTGGGCGCGGGGATAGAAAATCCATCTATTTTTTGGACGAGGCCGCGCATATTTTGCAGCCGGAAGAAGTTGAAAAATCGTTAGCGTCCACGACCAACTGCCCCGTTTACATTAGCACCCCAAATGGTATGAATAACCCGTTCGCTAGGAAGCGACACGGGGGCAAAATTGAAGTTTTCACAATGCACTGGAGGGAAGACCCGCGTAAAGACGATGCGTGGTATAAACGCGCCTGTGAGCGTATAGACGACCCCGTAGTTATCGCGCAAGAGTTGGACTTAGACTACAACGCTTCGGTTGAGGGCGTGGTTATTCCGTCGGCCTGGGTGCAAGCGGCGGTGGACGCGCATATCGCATTGTGCATTGAACCTACAGGAATTAGACGACTGGGGCTAGACGTAGCAGACGAGGGTAGCGATAAAAACGGCGCGGTTGGCCGTCATGGTATTTTGATAGAGCTGGTGGACCTATGGTCCGGGGTAGATTCAGATATTTACCGGACCGTAATGCGCGCGTTTGAAATATGCGATGCCGAGGGCTACCACAATGTCCGATATGACGCTGACGGCCTAGGCGCAGGAGTACGAGGTGACGCGCGTGTAGAAAACCAGCGGCGTAAGGTCCGTTCGATTAAAGAGATTTCGTTTACCGCCCACAGGGGCAGCGCAGCGGTAGTTAACCCAACAGAGGAGGTCTTTGAACGTGACTTAAACGACAGCGTTAAAGGTCGAACTAACGAAGACTATTTTGAGAATTTTAAAGCTCAATCGTGGTGGGCGTTGCGAAAACGGTTTTTGAAGACGTTTCGCGCAGTGCGTAAAGGTATGCCGTTTCACCCCGACGAGATCATATCTATCTCATCAACAATAGATAACTACCAAAAATTAGTTAACGAATTGTCGCAAGCGGTGTACACTCTCAGTAAAAACGGCAAATTGATGATTGAAAAAACCCCAGATGGCGGTAGGTCGCCAAATTTAGCAGACGCTGCAGTAATAGCATTTGCGCCTGAAGCAGTGAGGAGAAGCATTTTTGTTTAAAAGTACTTTGGCAGCTATTGCTAGCAAACACAAAAAAGAAGAACCTCAACGTAACAGCGTTTGGGGGGCTGATAACTACGGCGCATCGGAAATTACCAACCCTGAAATGGCGTTGACTAATTTGCTAACTGTCAACCTGCGAGAACCTCCGCCCCAACCCAGAACGGCAAATGGACAAACAATGGCGATGGATAGCGCAAGCTATTCTACGTCTATTAAAAACGGCGGGTATTTCAATTCAGTTTCTATTCCTCTCATGAATTGGTACGCGGCTCAAAGTTTTATTGGTTATCAAATGTGCGCAATTTTGTCGCAGAATTGGCTGATAAACAAAGCTTGCCTGGTCCCAGCTGAGGACGCAGTTAGAAACGGTTTTGAAATAACAAGCAACGACGGGACCGAAATTACCCCCGAAATGATTGCTGATATTGCTGAAGGCGACCGGAAGTTCAAGTTGCACAAAAATTTAATTGAATTTGTGAATATGGGTCGTATTTTTGGTATTCGTATTGCTAAATTTATTGTGGATAGCCCTGACCCCGACTATTATGAAAAGCCTTACAACCCGGATGGCGTGCGACCCGGTTCTTATCGAGGAATTTCACAAATTGATCCGTACTGGGTAACGCCGCTGCTAGACGTTTCTGCAGCGTCAAAACCCGGGGCAATCGATTTCTACGAACCGACCTGGTGGATGATTGAGGGTAAGCCCGTCCACCGTACCCATTTAGTTATATTTAGAAACGGGGAAGTCCCGGATATTTTAAAACCGACTTATTTTTACGGCGGTATCTCAACGGTTCAAAAAATATATGAGCGCGTGTATTGCGCAGAGCGTACGGCTAACGAAGCGCCGCTTTTAGCGATGACGAAGCGCACCGCAATTTTGAAGGTTGATACGGCAAAAGCGCTTCAAAATCAGCGTCAATTCGACAACCAGCTTCAAACCCTTGTGAATTATCGTAATAATCAGCAAGTTTACGTTATTGGGTTAGACGATGAGCTAACGCAAATAGACACCGCGCTTGCAGACTTAGACGCAATTATCGCAACGCAGTATCAAATTGTTGCAGCGGCGTGTAATGTCCCAGTGGTTAAGTTGATGGGAACGTCCCCGAAAGGATTTAACGCAACTGGGGAATACGAAGAGTCTAACTATCATGAAGAATTAGAAAGCATTCAAGAGCACGCGTGTACCCCGTTAGTTTTGCGCCACCACGAGTTGCTGGTACGATCGGAGATTGCTCCTAAATACGGCGTCACTCCATTTAAGGTAGAACCGAAATGGCTAGAGTTGGACGCGATGACTGCGAAAGAGGCTGCAGAAGTCAATAAACTCAAAGCAGACACCGACGCGGTTTTAGTTTCAACAGGCGCAATTGACGGTGTCGATGTACGAGAAAGAATTGCTGCAGATAAAGACAGCGGGTATAACGGTCTGTCAACGGACCCAGAAAATATCCCTGAAATGAATTTGGGGCCTCAAAACGAGAAAACGCCGGATTTAGTTGATGAAGAAAATTCCTCCAACTCGCCGTTTTAGACCCAGGCAGGTCCAGGGGAAACAGCTAAATTACAATGCCCGAACGTTAGGCGACTACAAGCGCACTTTGAAAGCAATGGTATACCAGATGCGCGCAACGCTTGAAAAAGAGCTATTTCCGCTGCTTAGCACCGAGGAGTCCAAAAAGTTTTTTAAAGACCGACAGGCGTTTGCTTCGGACTCTAAAACGTCAAGCGACATTCTAACTGTATCTCAATTACTTGCAGACCGTTTTAACGCCGGGTTTACAGAAGCCGCGCTTGGGGTCGCTAGTAAAATGGTAGGACAACAAATATCCGCAAGTGCAACCGCAGTTAACCGAACACTTAAACAAATGGGCGCAGAAGTCACGTTGACTTCAGGAATTGTTCCGGAGCGCGTGGCTGACGTAGGTGCTCAGGCAATACAAACCAATATCGATCTGATAAAATCTATCCCCGTGGAATACATGCAGCGTGTTAATAAAACGTTGGTTGACGCTATTTCCTCAGGTGGCGACATCTCTACAATAAAAGACACGCTGTATGAATCTGGGGCCATAACTGAACGTCGAGCAAAAAACATTGCAGACGATCAAGTGCGGAAATCTTACAACGCGGTAAACGCAGTGACGTTGAAAAGCGTTGGCGTTAAAAAATTTCGTTGGCTACACAGCGGAGGCGGCCAACACCCCCGGCAATCACACATAGCAATGAGCGGCGAGGTTTTTTCGTTTGACGACTTGCCCGTAATTAATCAAGAAAACGTGGATAGGGGCTATGAAGGCCCTGAACAAGGGATTCCGGGGCAAGCGTACAATTGCCGTTGTACTATGGGCCCAGTATTTGATTTCGAGGAAGACGATAATGCAAACAACAAACCGTGAAATTGACATAAATGGGTGGACGGAAATTAAAGGAAATCCGCTATCTAAGGTTGGTATTTTTGAATACTCGGGTGCGCAGATTAGCGAAAAGTTAGACCCAAATAAAATCTACCGCGTATACCGACCGGAAGAAGAGCTGTCAAGCGAGGAAACACTAAAATCGTTTCGACTTGTTCCTTGGACTGACGAACATGCGCTACTTGGTAAAGAAGAAGACGGGTTAACCCCGGCAGAGCAGAAAGGAGTTCACGGCGTTATAGGCGAGGATGTTTATTTTGAGTTTCCATATCTAAAAGCCAACATTAAGGTTTTTTCAGAGGCCTTGGCAGAAGAAATAGAAAATGGTAAAAAAGAACTATCAATTGGTTACCGTTGCAGATATCATATCATTTCCGGGACGTACAACGGCGAGCCTTACGACGTGATTCAAACCGACATTCGGGGAAATCATTTAGCGTTAGTTGAGGAAGGACGGGCAGGACCCGACGTTGCTGTGCTAGATCGTTTTAAATTCACACTTGACTCTAAAGGGTTAAATATGACAGAAGAAATTAAAGAAGCCGTGACCGCCGAGCCGACCTTGGCAGACCTTCTTTCGCATTTGCAGTCGTTAACTACGTTGGTGCAGGGGATTATACCTAAAGCTTCTGACGAAGAAACCGTTGCCGAAATTCCTGCCACCGCTATGATGGACGAGGAAGCCGAAATTGTCGCGGAAGACGAATACGCTACAAAAGAGGATAAAGAAGCCATGGACGCAAAAATTCGTAAAGAAGTTGAGCGGGCATATGCAACCGCTACTGACAAAGCGTACAAAGAACTTAACGAAAAAAATTCTCTTGTTAAAGAGCTTTCTGCTTATGTGGGTACTTTTGATGACGCAAGCATGTCGCTAAAAGACGTTGTAAACTACGGCTTAAACAAAATAGGTTTGAAGCCCCTAGCGGGTCATGAGCGTGCGCAACTTGCAGGGTACCTTGCAGGAAAAAAAGAAAGCACCGTCCAGGTTTCCGGAGCGGATTCCGCAGCGTCTCTTGGAAAATCTCAAATTGACGCATTTTTAGAGGGAGATAGCTAATGGGTTTTCAAACAACTGTTAATCAGCTTCAAGGTTTTGGCGTAATCGGCGATGTATACGATGATGGCCCTATTCGTTCAGAGCCTTTTATTATTAATTCTCCTGACGCCGCGAATAACGTCATGGGTCGAGCGTTTACCGTTACTAGTGAACAGCACGCGCGCGCAGGCGGTACCGGGGTTTTTGCTGGGTTTTTAATTAACCCAAAAGAACAGACAACTTCAGGGACATCCGCAGGCGGTACTTTAGCCCCAACAGAAACAATCCCCAATAACACAGTG